GCACTTGCTTGCTTGCTTTGCGCTCTACGGCCTGTGACTTTTTAAGTTTGCGCTTTTGCAGCCGCAACTCTTTCCACGGGGCAAGAGCCTTGGTCTTGATGATTGCGGCAGACTTAATCATTTCTTTTTCATTGGGGCTTTGCTTGGCTTACCAGCAGCTTTTGCTGACTTAGCAGCCATGCCTAAAGACATTGCAATGGCTTGCTTTTGGGGTTTACCTGATTTCATTTCCATTGCAATATTCTTGCCGATGGTCTTTTTAGAATAACCTTGTTTCATTGGCATTTTTATCTCCATGTAGAACAGGCCAACATCTCTGCTGGCCTGTCTGGTTGATTAGCTCAAACGATAAGCAATGAAGGTATCTGCTGCGGTCTTGCGTAAGCGAAAACGTGCAGTAGAACCAGCGGTAGCAGCCGTTACAGCAGAACCTACGATGGTCACACCTGTGTTGACCGTGATGGTCATAACAAATGCGCCCAAAGTCATAAACGTAACATCGAACGAATCACCGATTGCCCATTCAGTTGCCAAATCAAGGTTTGCACCCGTTGGCAATTGAAGGTTGCGAGCCTGGGTGAGCGTAGATGTAACGATGCCAGTCAGCACATTTGCTGCCGTAGCAATCATTGAGCCACCATCAGCTATGTCAGCAGGCGCACCTTGAGGTTGCCAGTTGCCATTGTTGTTGATGTCAGGAGCGACACCTACAGAGTAGTACGCGCCCGATGCGCCAGCTTGAATAGTCACGCTGGTGGCATTGGTGAATGCGGCAGACACATAGGTGGTGTTCTCGACTACGGTCAGCAAGTCTTGCGATTCAGGGAAATTGGGATAACCAACTTCTTGAAACACGCTTGCTGGCGAGAAGGCTTGAACAGCGATTTTTTCGCCTGCTGGCACGGTAACAGTGCCAGTGCCTTGTGCAAAGATTACTTGATAACTCATGATAACTCCTTAAGGTGTTTGGTTGAACAACAGGATGCCGGACATCTCTGGTTGTTTGTTGACCACGCCAAACAAGGTATCCAAACGATACTTGGTTTTCATGGTGTTCACATCGTATTGCTTTTGCATGACCAATTCGATGCCCTGATCTGTCGAGGCACGCATCACTGCGACACCAGCATCAGAGGGGACAGCGTAACGTCCAGGCAGAATCTCCAGCGCATCTTTCTGCCAGAAGCAGTTGATAGGTGCGGCATCGGTATTCAAGCGGTTGATAGTGCGACCAGAGGCAGCAGTCACGATACAGTTTTGATACTGCAACTCGGCATCAGTTCCACCTTGTGCGGAAATAATGGGAGGTGTGATTACGCAAGTGGTCGAATTGGTCACGCTCACCACACGGAAAGTCTTAGAGAATCCAGTACCTTGCTTAGTGATGTGATGCACAGCCTCAACGCCTTCGATCTCGATGGCAGTTCCTGCTGGCAAGTCGGTGGTGCTGGACACGGTAATCGTTTGGAAACGATTGTCCACGTTAGCAGTCTCACCAGTCACGGCAGTAGAAGTTGCAACAGGCACATAGTAGTTATTTGCCGCAGCCAAAGTGCTCATCGTTGGGTCAGAGCCGGTAGCCGCTGCAATACGATTTGCGTAGTCAAGTTTGTAGGTCTCAAAGCCTGCGACCATACCAACATAAGAACGCTCAAACGCATTGTTTGACTTGTTACCAGCAAAGCTACGCGATACGGATGCACCACCAGCGCCACCAGCAATATTGCCAGCGATGCCGTTGTAATCGCGGCTAGACAGTGCCAAGTAACGATCAAAGGCTTGTACGCCCTGCTCGTTCATGATGCTGTCGCACAAAGCGATGTCGTCATAGTCACCGGCAGCAGTGCTAACAGTAACCACCAGCGAACCGAGATTGGCCGCAGCGTTCATGATAGCGATGTTGATGTCGGATGCCAGTTTCTGCTTTGCAGCTTCGCCCAGGCGACCTTCTTGCAGTGCGTCACGCAATTCCAAAGCGTCCAGAATGAACGGCACAGACTTTTGAAAGCCAAGTGTCGCAGGCACTGAAAGCTGCGTGTATGCAGTGAAGTTATTTGTCTGATCCATGCCGTCATACGATTGCGCGATGTACGGTTGTGGACGATAAATAACGTTATTGGTGCGTTCCATCATCGAGCCATCTGTGTTGTAGATGGACACGTTGCGGGACAAAACTAAAGCATCGTTAAAGCCTTCGAGGATGTCCTCAAAGGCTACGCGCTCTTCCTTACTGAATGAATTGCTCATAAAAACTCCATTGGTTGAATAAAAAATTTCGGCATTGCTGCCAGGTTTCTCTACTCACCAATGGGCTGGCGGGGGCCATTCAACTGCTATTTAGGGCTAGCGATACCCGTTTTGCGCATTATGCCTTTTTTTGGCGCTTGTATGCAATAACTTTGGTCATATTGCCGGTTCGGGCTGCTTCCTCCCGTAGCCGTTCGAGTGTGGAGTCCACCGCGCCGGATGATCGGCCAGTGCCGGTAACGACACGTTCTGGGGCTGGCGCTTGCTTGCGGTTTGTAACTTTCAATTCTTTCTCCAGTTTGGCAACCGCAAATGCAAACTTCACGGGGTCTTTAATATCGCACAATTCCTTGGCCTTTTTCGGGTTTTTGCCAAGGGCATATATAACCAGTGCAGGATTATCCGCACCTTGCAGGACTACGCCTTGTTGGGTAATTGATGAAACTTGCTGGAATGCCTCTTCAGCATCCTCAAAGTCTTTTACCCTTAACTCGGCCTTTGCCTTGCCGTATCCGTCCAGCCTGGACTGCCATGCTTTCTGTTGATTTACAACTTCGGCTTCCTGTCTAGCGTTTGACTCATCGGCCTGCCGTTTACGGTCAAACCAGCTTGTCAGCGCCTCTTCGTACTTATCAGCATCGTAGTCGTGATCTTCCAGTTTGGGCTTAGTGCCTATCACCACTGGCTTGGTCTCAGGTGGTGCGGCTTGCAGCTTTCCTTGTAGCTCACGATTTTGGCGTTGCAGTTCTCGGTTCGTCTTACGCAACTCACGCACCCATTCAGGCGCTTGGGTATGCTCTTCGGGCGGTGGTGCTTCCTCGCCAATGCTGACAACTACCTCTTCCTCTTCAATCTCTTCTTTGTCAACGATTTCGTTGATTTCTACGTTTTCCTCTAACTCGATTTCATCATTCATCTTTAACCCCATCTCACCCATTAAACAGGCTGGGTGGTTGCCTGTTGCTGAACAATCCCGCCGATTTCTTCGGAAAGTTTCAGCGCATGATCTTGCGAATCCATGTCCACATTGCTCAAAGTCTCTACCGTTTTAGCTCGGCTTAGTTCTGCATCGGCCACCGTCTTAACAGTATTGGCGCGAGCCTGGGCTGCTTTAGCGGTAGCTTCCTCGGCTGCTGCCTGCAAGTAAATAGCGTTCGGGTCTTGCGTCTGGCCTTGCATCTCGGCCATGAGTTCTTTGCTTTCGTCGTCCGTAGGCTTGACTGCGCCCATCCGCAATAGCTTTTTACGGAAATAGGCGTTTGTCTCGCTCAGTCCCTCGCCTTCCATATTCATCATCGCCATTGCGGTTATTACTTGGGCTGTCTCAGGGTCTTGGGTCAATTGGAGCATTCCAGTCAGCGCACGGACAGTAGCTTGCTTCTTACTGCTGGACGATGGGCCAACATCTGCGATAACGTCAAAGGTGGCATCGCTCAAGTCGTTTGCCATCTTTATCTCGCCCGTGTCCTGGTCAATCATCGGTTGCATTAACTCGACCATGCCAGCCTCACCACTTGGCGCGATGGTTTTCATCCGGCGCTTGTCCTCGGTGTAGATTTCCTTTGCCATGCTCAGCCAGATTTCACCGCAGCGTTTCATGCCCTTGGCAAAATTGCTCATGTAGATAAACGTCTGCATATCCACTCGGGTTTGAATCATCTCTACCGCTTTGCCGGATACGCCAGACACAATCTTGTCAGCCCCTTGCGGGTTGCCCAAGATGTCCTGCATATCCTGTTCGGTAATCTGCAACAGTGCAGCCATTGCCGGTGGGATTGCTGCGCTGCGGGTGTAGGCAACAGGCCCAGAGATTTGAGTGTTTCCGTCTGGCCCAGTTACAGGGTTAATCAGTAGATAAGGGTAATCCTTTAGGTTATCCTCTGCCCACATTACTTGATGCCCTGCGACTTGCTCGGGCGTCATAATTGGCTTTTCAATGCTGGACAATGCGCTTATCTCGCCCAGCTTGGACAGTTGCATATTCTTTAGGCGCTGCGCATCCTTGGCAAGCCTGACCGCGCCCATGCATCGCTCGATATTGTCCACAAACCATCTTTTACCGTAGACAACGACGATTGGAATGCACTTACCAGCGATGTATCCAGCATCCTCCAGCACTTTGCCGCCACTCATGATGTACTTGCGTACACGCATCCGCTTGACCCGTTTCTGTCTTACTTCCCTTGTGCCGATAGCCATTAGGGTTTCCTCTAGGGTCTCGTCGTTCTCAAAGTCGGTAGCGGTATAGCGTTCCTCGGTTCCGTCAATTGCTTGGAATATGCGGATGGTCTCGGCCTTTTCCTCTAGCTTGTAGTATTCAGCGACAAAGACAATATCGGGCGTTGCCCAGTCAAACTCGTACTGGTGAATGATCTTAGGCCAGTCTGTCGGGTCATCGTTATAGATTTCCATGTAGCTGTCGCGGGTCATACTTGTGACCACAAAACAGAATTTAGCGTCTGACTTGTCCTGGCGCTTGGCGTTCAGGTCAAAGAATACCGAACTATCGGCATCGTAGATTGGCTCGAATCGAATGCGCTGCTTATCGTTCTCGTCGTCCTCTTCGTCCTCATAGACCGTCCGTAGCCGCCATGCTCCAATGCCGCCGCCTACCGCTTCCTCAAAGGCGTTATCGTAGGCTTCGTCAGCGACTGAGGCTTGTTCGTCAGCGCGGTAAAGGCCATCGCAGACTTCGGCTAGCCTGTCGTTCTCTGACCCGTCCTTGCTTACATAATCGACTGTAATGCGGTTATTGCGGTACTCGTTGACGATACGGATGACCGCCAGCATGATTTTATTGACCTCAAACTTTGGCTTGCTTTCGTACTGGTCATAGAGTGGGCCTTCCCACTGCGCACCGCAAAGGGAATAGAAACGCCGGTCTTGCAGGCACTGTAGGCGCTCATCTCGCAGTGCCGTTTGGATGTCGTTAAACTGCCGCAGTGCATCAGCGTGCAGATTTGCTAGGCGTTGGTCGTTGGGTATTCGTGCCATGTGTGTCCTTTGATTACCACCGTTTGACGTTAGGCAATGGCGTAAATGTAGCCGCTTTTGTGACCACTGCCCGCCTGATACCCTCGCAGGCATATCTCAAGGCATCAATCACATGATTCTTTTTGTCCTCAAGGTGCGGCAGGATTCGCCCTGTCAATGGGTCTGATTTATAACTGTAAAGGCTGAGTTCGTCAATAGTGTGTGTACACCGAGGATGTACCACGATGTCGTAGTTCTTTAGAAACTCTATGCCTTCCTCTACCGACTTTGGCCCTTTGACCGCTGTCATTATCTTGGGGAAACCGTTGCGCTTCATGTGGCTGATGGTCTCCGGCCTAGCTGAATCGGCCACGATAGGCCATTTCTCAGCCTCCGGCACTTGCATGAATAGTTCGGGCGTATTCACAATCTCGCAGCCCACCATATAGGCCTCGTAGTCAATGTAAAGCGTGCGCCCAATTATGTGGCAGCGCACCAATACTGTCGGGTCTACTGCAAAGCCCCAGTCAGCGCCAAGCCGGTGGATAGCCTCTAGCGGGGCTTCAAACTCGTCTATTTTCCAGTTCCTAAATACCCTGCTATTGCTGTTGCTAAGGTATTGACCCATCCAGACGTGCTGGTATTTGTCAGGGTCGCGCCGCTTGTCGTACTCCATTTCCTCTTTGAGTACGTCAGGAAACCAAGGGTTTTCCCCAAAGTTCACCTTAATCACTGTCGCATCGGTTGGCGGCTCCGGCCCACGCAGCAGAAAATCCACGGGGTCGCTGTTCTGGCGGGGGTTCCACGTAAACCATAGTTCTGAATTAGGCTTGCGGATTGTTGGCCGCAGTAGGTCAAGGCTGGTCTGACTCAGGCTCTGCGCTTCCTCCACCCAGGCGCAGTCGTAGCCTTCCAGCGACTTAATGCTGTCGGCGGTGTGATTCTGCATACCTTGGAAAATAATCGCGCCATCGCCCTTCCTGGACTTAATAACGGCATCCTGTATCTCAAAGTAAGCGCCAGCGTTCATATCCTGAATCTTGGTTTCTAGCAGCCGCTTAACCGACTGGTTCAAGGATTTCTGAATCTCACGGACGCAAACGCTTCGCCGCTTTTGGTCAATGATGTGCGCTTCAATCATTAACTCGGCAAACATATGGCTTTTCCCAGAGCCTCGGCCACCCCATGCGCCTTTGTATCGGGCAGGCTCCAACAGGGGCAGCGCCCATTCAGGGGTTTGCAGTTGCAGGACGCTCATGCCTTGACAATTAATCGCTCGATTCGGTGAACCAGCGGGTTTTCGTTATCCCCAGACAATTCCAACTTATCCCCGTATTTCTTTGGCGCTAGTTTAGACAATAGCCATTTTCGGCTGTCTACTTGCAGTTTATGTTTTTGTACTGCCGCCCAATCCTTTTTCCCATCGGTTATGCCAACGTCTTGATCGCTAATCTCCATTATCTCGGTTGCCATGCGCTCAATTAAGTCCTCGCGTGCGCGTGCGTAGCTTTCCGCAAGCGTAGCATCATCGTCGCACCAACGGGAAAAAGTGCTTTGCGGCACTCCAGCGACCTGACACGCCTTAAACGCACTCAAGCCGTTGCGCATTCCATCCAGCACCATTTGAGTGACTTTGGAGCGTTCATCACTTCCAGGCGATGTGCGTGACGTTTTGACTTTGGTCATGTTCCTAACAATACTTTAGTTCTGACAAAGGCATTATGCCACATTTGTGATTTTTCGTCCTTACTCATTTTGCCCTGGTCAACCTCATAATGGCATTTTTGGCACAGTGCGGCTACAAACTCATCGCTAGCTTTAATCCCCCGTCCCTTGCCGTGTTCTCCAGCGTTTGAGTGTGCTGCTACTACTGTCCCATCCTCTGCCCCGCAGTGCTGGCAGGGTAATGCTCGGCAGGCTTCTAGGCGCTTTTTATCCCGCACATATTTTGTTTTTGGGAACATCATGCCGAAAATTTCACGCTTTTTTCTGCCCCGAATGCTTCCATTAGGCTTTGCAAATCGCACATTTCGGCCTTAGTCATCTTGCTGGTTGACTGCCCTAGCACGACAAATCCACCGTCTAAGCCAGGCACAACGTCCTGTTTTTTAAGTGCCGCTGTGAATACGTGCTTCCATTCCTCTGGCGTTAGTTTTCGCCCGTACCAGTCAACTTGGTTGCTTATTTCGTCGAGTAAACACCATAAACGGGCATTTTGCTCAAGGCTGCGCGTGGCCGGTTTAATCTCCAGTACCATCTTATGCCCTGCCATCAGTGCGCTTTTTAGCTGAGGCCAGATTGTTTTTGTCATTGCTGCATGGGCCTGTACTGGCTCCCAGCATTGGATTGCAAGTTTCATTCAATCACTCCAATCATTCTTAAAGCGGCTTCAGGGCCATCAACACGCACTAGCGTACCTCCGGCCCACTTTGCAAAAAAAGCCTCTTGAAGCGCCGTTAAACGCTTTTTAGGGCCATCTTTAATCTCTACGAGAAAAGTATGCCCTTTGTATCCTACGAGTAGGTCTACGGGTAGTCCAATAATCCAAACGTAAGCGTTAGCCGCCCGTAGTGCAATTACTACCGCCTCTTGATTAGCGTCAATCCTTGCTGCTCGACGCATTTAAGATTCTCCAAGCTGATGCTGCACACAATGGAACTTGTCCGTTTCCAATGGCTTTAAGTCTGTCCACCCTAGCGGCCACCCCATGAGCCACTCTACCCATGTCGGGTTCAGACTGCCACCAGCTTGAGCCGCCAAACTTGGAGTATTCCTTGTTGATTCGCTTGGTGCGTTTGTTTCCTTGGCGTTGTGCGCTGTCGGTGTCGGCCACATTTTTACTGCTTGCCCCAAACTCACCGAGTGCATCGATCCTTCTTTTTGTTGACTTGATTTCAGTTTGTCCGTGTAAATGTCCGCGCAAGTTGGCGTGGGCCAATTCCCCGACGGGGTGTCCGCGATAGCTTTGTTGCCCGACAATCCAAATCCTGTCCCTCTGATGGTTTGCTCCAACGTCCGCTGCTCCCAGCACTCCCCATCTCGCATCAAACCCCATTGCGGCCAGGTCTCCAAGAACTCTTCCGAGTCCCCTAGAAGTGAGCATTGGGGAGTTTTCCACAAAGACAAATCGGGGTCGTACTTCGCAAATGATGCGTGCCATTTCTCCCCACATCCCGCTTCGCTCTCCGTCAATTCCTGCGCCTTTTCCTGCGGCGCTGATGTCTTGGCATGGAAACCCTCCAGATACAACGTCAACAATGCCTCGCCACGGCTTCCCGTCAAAGGTTTGAACGTCATCCCAAATCGGGAAAGGCGCGAGAAATCCGTCATTTTGTCGGGCGCACAGTACGCTTGCTGGGTACGGCTCCCACTCAACAGCGCAGACTGTTCTCCATCCAAGCAGCTTTCCGGCAAGTATGCCTCCGCCAGCGCCTGCGAAAAGAGCCAGCTCATTTAATTGCTCCATGTTTCATTTGCTCCATGATGTAGTCCTTTATTCCTGCGTAAACAGGCTCTTTGTCTAACTCTTTTACCCGCTGCCAAGCGTAATCTTTCCATCCTGGCTCTTTGCAAAGCATGAGGTAGTGGTCAAAAATACGCTGGCGAGATTCATTGAACATTAATCGCCACAAAAGCAGGATATTGCTTCTTCGTTCGGGTCAAAAAGATTTATCTGTTCTTTGCTGTATTGCAGCATTGATGCGTAACTTGGTCTATCTGACCGAAAGGTTGCACCAATTTTCTTTTCTTGGTCAGCCCACCAAACAGCACGATTTGGACTATTCAACACTAAGCTGATGACTTGATACGGGCCTTTCAAAAAGCACAGATCGCAATTTCCATCTGCGGTTACTCCGTTTCTAAATTCAAGTCCCAAATCAAACGGCTGCGCCTTCCAAAAGGCTTGGACAGTTCTTTGCGTAACTTTTGCGTCTGCCAAGGGAATAAGCATTCCCCTTTTCCGCATCTTGACGATTCTGTTTGGCTCATCTGCTCGAACACCTACCATAGTCCCGTCATCTTCAATGTTGCTGAATTTTTTAATAGGTTTGACTTTGAGTTCTTGAGTGCAAAACCTAGCAACAGGGTTAGGAAGATATGATTTTTTGGTTGTCAGCGCATCAAATGGCTCACCTTTGCGACTAGCCGTAGCAAAGTCAACAACAACATAACCATCTGCCCTGTATTCCAGCCAAGAAATCGGAACACCCCATTGCTCAGAGCAATCCTGTACAAATTTCAAGGTTGCCTCGTCCTCTTTTCCTGTGTTAGCAAAGCAAACGATTGCCTCTGCTGGCAACCCGCCATTGCTTTGCAGTACCCTCCAAAGCATATAGGCTGACGTACGCCCACCGCTGAACGATATGCACGTTGGCTCGGTGATCTTAAAAGGGTCGTTCATGCCGATGCCCTCAATGCGTCTCGCGCCATCTGAACAACTGCCACCGGCCTTTTAACTCCATCTGCATATTCTTTCAAGATTTTGTGCGCCCAAGCCTTTGGGTCTACGCCTGGCCCCATTCGAAATGGCGTAAGTTTTGCCAATTCTTGCTTTACACGTTCGGGGTCAGCCGGTGGGCTTGGCAATTGCGGCTTTTCCACCGCTGGCGCTTGGTAGCACAGGTTTTTAAATTGCACCAGGTTCGGCGGCCTTTCGGGAAGATGGTTAAGCGCCCAAGAAATTGACATCATGGATTCTTTGCTTTGCATAAAGCCTGAAAGCTGATTCATCCAAAAAGACTTTATTTCGTTTAGCGGGGCTGTACCAATGGAATTGTCCCAAGCGTTCCCGTATGTCAGGGAAAGTCGTTCAAAAAGGCGATCAATGGGCTGTGTCATTGTCAATCTCCAAAAGGGGGTTAAATTCTTGGCCTGGCGTTCTGCCTGTCATTGCTTCCCATCTCGCACGTTTGAAATCGTAGTCCTTTTCGGCAAAGGATTTCTGTTCGCCTTTGTCCTTCAGCCAATCGGCCTTAAACCCTGTCCAGCCCCTTGCACAGCAAGTCTCAAGTGCCACTTGTAAGCTTACCCCTGCTTTGCGTGCTTCGCGCTCTATGCCGTCAATAGCGGTCTGGGTGACTGCTGCACGTTTAGCTTTACGCAAACTTATCCAATCCTGCCAAACCGAATCCGTCACGCCGTTAGGCGGGGCGACTGTATTCTTCTTTTCCTTTTTCCATTCCTTTTCCTTTTCCATTCCATTCCCTTCCATTCCAGTAGGTAGGGATACCGTACTACTACGGTAGTCTGACATTAGTTCACATAAGTCTTTGATTTTGCTAGGAGTTTTTTTATTTATGACCTGATGCTTCTCAAAATTAGAAACTTTGCCGTAAGTCTTGCCATCTGAACCTTTAAACATCAAAACATAACCTATTTGGTACAACTCCTGTAGTAGTACGGTAGTGGTAATAGAAAGTTCCCTTAATGGAAAAATGTCGGATTCCACCAATTTTGGATTGGCGTTAAAAAAACCTTCATCATCGCAATGATTTAGCAACCCTATCGCCAGCAAGCACGCCTCAGTTGAAATTTTTGCCAAAGATTCGTCCCGCCAAAAGTCGGGTTTAATTGTTCTAATTCTTGCCATCATTTGCCCCTTGCTTTCCTGTGGCAAACGCCGCAAAAGTACAAATATGCCTTTTTTCCTCCCCATGGGAATTTTTCTCGAGCAACTTCTGCTGCTTCCTTGGCCTCATAAAAACCAATCGTTCCCAAAAATCTTTGAATGCTTCTAGCAAAACCCCTTGGTATTCCATCTTTTACGCTAGCAGAGTCAATAATTTCTCCAATGACCCACATTTCATCCTCAATGCGCTGCTCTTTTTCTTGCATGATTGCATAAAAGCCCTTTAACTGCTGCTCTTGTTCAGCAATCAGCGCCGCCTTTTCCTTAAGTGTTGCAGGAACAACATTTAAAGATGTCGCACCCTTTCCAATGTTGCACGGCTGGCAACTTGTAATCAAATTATTAACGCTGTTTGTCCCGCCCTGGCTAACAGGATGGATGTGATCTACTTGCAAAACCACAGAAGGCGGCGTTGACCCACAATACGCACAAGTAAAATCATCGCGTTTGAACACGTCAAAACGCAGCTTTTTGCCAATAGGCTTTCGCATTTTTGCACCCCAAATGTCACCCCTGATAGAAACATCTGGCAGGCGGGGGTGTGTCGCTTTTCAAGTGGGTAATTAGTCCACCCTAGCCAGTGTCCAAAAAATTCTATACCACTTTTCCAGCTTCGGCAATCTGTTTCTTGAACTTGTAGCGCAGCACTTGCTCCCAGCCCTTTGGCACGCCACGCTGCCGCCAGTTGCTAACCACGTTCTGTTTTACGTCCAGGATATAAGCTAGGCGACCTGTGCCGCCTGATGCCTTGATTGCGATTTCTAAGATGTCCATTCGCGCATCATATCACGTTTGTGAGCGTGTAGGTTATAGAAAAAAGCTATTAAGAAAGCAAATCTAATAGAAATTTTTATTGCAAAAGGCTTGCAAGGCTTCACAAACGTGATAAGATACAGCCATGCCCCGAACACCTTGGGGTCTTTTTAGGAGTAAGCAAATGCAAACAATCAACGCAATCAAAAAACTTGAAAAATCGGGCTTTCAAGTGATTCAAACTGGCAACCGCTGCATAGCCAAAGGCAATCAACACGTTATTAGTTTTTTTAATGAATCCGGAAATATTGCTTGCATAAACGTCCGCAACCAAAACGACCGCGACGATTTAATGAGTGATTACAGTGCAGGCGTATTTTGCGACAACATTACCCAGGCTATCAAGTTGGCACATTAAACATCGGGACTTCGGCCCCATCAATCCCGCAAGGGTCTTTTAAAGGAACATCATGAAAATCAAAACCACCATTTACGTCTACTTCCAAAAGTACGACTGGCAAGATGCAGGCATTTACCTAGTCATGGCCTACAAACATAACGATGATGAAAACCAAACATTTGTAGGTGAGCGAGAAATCGAAATCGAAGTTCCAGACAGTTATGACCCCACTGCCCAAAAGATTGCCGCGCTGGAGGCTCAAAAGCAAAAAGCAATGTCCGACTACAACGACACCGTGAAGGAAATTAACGACCGCATCAGCAAGTTACAGGCCTTGGAGTACACAGTATGAAAGAAATTTCTCACCTGATAGCAGAATTCAAAGAAGCCCTAATTCGTGGCCTTGTGCCACCACTTGATATGTCGCTAATCATTTTCGAGATGGACAGATCGCTTAAATACGATTTTGACGAAGTTTTTACGCATATGTCTATGGACTTGGAAGATGCCGCTTGTGACATTTTTATAGCAATCAAACATTCAAAGGAATCAGAATGAACACCGAGCCTAACCGTGAAGAGCACGAATGCCCCGAATGTGGGGCGGATTGTGGCGACCTTACGCGCCACACTTATGACGACATAGCAGTGATTTGGTACTTTACTTGTGAAAAATGTGGTTTAGATTTTGGAGGTGATTTATGAAAAACATTGCATCAGCATTAGTCAAGGCCCAACGTGGCTTTGCACCGGCCTTGAAAACGTCTACCAACCCTCATTTTCGGTCAAAGTACGTTGACCTTGCCGGATGCGTGGAGGCTGTTGTAGATAGCTTAAATGCCGCAGGGATAGCCCTTATCCAGCGCACTAGCCAGGACGATACAGGCGTAACCGTAGAAACGGTCTTTGTCCACGAATCAGGCGAGATGCTGGAGTGCGGAAAGCTGCACGTTCCAGCCGCCAAGCAAGACCCGCAAGGGTACGGCTCGGCGCTGACATACGCTAGGCGCTATTCATTGATGGCGGCTTGCGGTATTGCTCCAGAGGATGATGACGGTAACGCAGCCAGCAGGGTAAAAGTGTCGGCTACAAAAACTGACCTTGTGCCGCAAAATCGCTTGTCTGTCCTGGCCGATGTTGCAGCAGCTATCAACGAGCGCATGAGCGCAAATGATCTGGTTGGTGCTGTGGAGGAATACCAGGGCATCACCGATATTGAAGAGAAAACCGCGCTTTGGGGAATGCTTGACAGCAAAACCCGTAGTGCAATCAAGAAACACGCAGAATCACTTAAAAGCTAATCATGTCAAAAATCAAAAAAGAAATCTCTGTTATCAGCGGCAAATACACCAATGCCCAAGGCCAAGCAAAAAACCGCTACACCCGCATCGGCTCAATCATTGAAACCAAAAGCGGCGATATGCTGAAGCTGGACGTAACCCCGCTGATGGAAGGCGGCTGGAATGGTTGGGCTTACATCAATGAGCCAAAGCCAAAGGATGAGGGCTTTCCTAAAGATGACTTTGATTCTGTACCTTTTTAGGTGGCAATATGGAACACTATCGCGCTAGAAACACCGACCCGATTACAAGCTGGCAAGCGGCTGCGTCTGCAAAAGACCTGGCCAAAGCCCATGCTGCTTTAATTCTTAAAACGCTGATGGAGCAAGGCCCGTTAGGTAAGGATGGGATTGCTTATTTTGCAATATTAGACGCAACCCAAGTTGCGCGTAGATTGCCAGAAATGGAAAAAGAAGGCTTCGTTGGATTAACTGGTAAATTTGTTAAATCTATCGCTGGACGTGCAGAACGCGAGTGGTGTTTTATCAAAAATATTGATTAAAAAGTCCTGCAACACTTCACAATTGTGATAAGATGCATCCATGCCCTGAACTTCTCGGGGTCTTTTTAGGAGTACGGAATGAAACAAAGCTACACACAAACGCCTCGCATGATGAGTGAGGCCACCTGGACAACCGGCGCATATAGCGTCAGTTACAAAAAGTCACGACTTAGCGTAATTGGCGGCTATCTTTTGGTTTTTGCTATCGGCGCTGGCATGGCTGCGCTGCTGGTTGCATGGTGGTCGGTATGAACTGCTGTAACGACATGGGAAAATGCGACCAAGGCAAGGACTGTCCTGTACGCAAGTTGCGTATAAAAGAAGCCGATGACGCGTACCTAAGTGGTGGTTGGGGTAAGGTTACCGACCCATACGATGACGTTACCTCGACTTTCAAGGCGCTGCTTGCTTTTATAGCTGTGACCGCAGCAGTAACGCTGTTGGCATTTTGGGTATGGGGGAAGTGATGAACACCTATTCGGAATGGTTCTTTTCATACGGTTGGCTAATTGTTTTAGCAATCGGCTTTTTCTTGGGGTTAAGAATTGGTCTCAAGGCTTACTACGTAATTCTGCCTTTGGTTTGTGTTGCGGTATTGGGCCATATTGGGGGTTTGGCATGAACATCGTTGAACTAGCAAAGCAAGCGGGGCTTAAACGACACCAAGAGCAAGCGCCGGGTATTGATGGTGTAGTCGGTAGCTAAGCAGACCTTGAAGCCTTTGCTGAGCTTGTCCGTGCTGATGAGCGTGAAGCGTGCGTTAAGGAGTGCAAAAAGTTAATCAAAGTATTTTTGTCTTCTAAATATTCAACAGGGCAGCCGTTGTCAAGTTTCAAGGAGCGTCATGCTGTTGCAGCTTGTATAGAGGCCATTAAAGCAAGGGGAACAACATGAACGCATGGCAAATTTGGGGGTTGTTGTATTTATTTCTTTTAATTATTTGCGTTACAAGGGGGGACACATGACAGGATTCAAAAGCAAAAAGGACATGGCGCAAGCCAAGCTAACCGTTGACCGCGAACAGCTTGAGCAGTGGCTTGAGGCGCTGAAGGACATTGATGCGCTACATCACTCGCAAGAACCCGAGTCGGTTGATGCACAGAAAGCCATCGCGGATATGGGGCAAGCCTTGGCACAGCCAGAGCAGGAGCCTGTAGCGTGGATGCGCCCGAGCGAAGAAGGGTACGACTCAGCATTTCGTGACCACAGCACTGTAATGGTTTGCACAGGCAACCCGTGGACTGGTTGGATACCCCTCTACACCACCCCACCAGCAGCACAGCCAGTAGGCCAAGCGCCATGCGTCCGGCATTGCGAGTCCACTGCTTATGAGATTGTGATTCGCGGACTCAAGGGCGACATTGAGCGATTGGAAGCAGCACAGCGCACAGAGCAAGAGCCTGTGGCGTGCAGGACGCTGTGTGAGTTGTGCATTAAGCGTGGCTACAACTTTTGCGCGAATGCGGCTAAGACCACGCCCATCACCACCCCACCCGCAGCACAGCGCACATGGGTAGGGCTGAAAGACCCTGATTTTTCTGGCAAGCCTAATACCCCTGACTTTATAGCGGGAGCTTTTTTTGCAGAAGCCAAACTTAAGGAGAAGAACACATGACTAAAGAAGCATTGAAGCTGGCGCTTGACACATTTGAAAGAATGAACCACGAGGACTCAATTTTTGCGGGTGAGTTTGATAAAGAAATCATTGCTATCAAAGAATCCTTGGCACAGCCAGCGCAGGAGCCGGATGTAGTGATGCACTGCGACTCACACACATGGACAATAAACAACCCACCACCCAAAGGCAGTGGTGACGTTAATTTGTATTACGCACCCGCAAAGGAGAAGAACACATGAGAAAATCAAGACACCATTTAATCCGTGAAACTTTACTAGCACATGAAGATGGCTTAAATAAAAGCCAAATATGCACCATCAGCGGGATAGATGCTAGGTCAATCAAAAAAAGCCTAGATGCTATGCCAGATGTTTATATTGATAGGTGGGAGCAACCGAAAAGGCGACTGATAACGCCAATTTACATTGCCGTAAAAGTGCCAGAGGATTGCCCTAAACCATAAAATACGGGGGGAAAGCGGATGCTGTGATTGCGTAAATCGTAAGGCGTATTAATACCAGTGCAGCGAGTACCCCCACCTATGCAGCTAGTAAGGCAACTTCAGCAGCCCGACGCTTGACTAGCCCAGGTAACACCCGACCACCGCCTTTAGTCCAGAGCATTAATTGTTCTTTGGCTCCGTCCCAATCTTGCGCGTTAATCTTGCGCTTGAGTGTGCTTGTTTGCAAACGGCCCGTGCCAAGGTTGTAAACAAAATCAACAATGGCGTTGCACTTGCGCTCGTCCGTCAGCAAAACAGGACACTGGCGCAGGACGCCAGGTAGGTAGGTGTGGTGCAGTTCTTGTAACAACAACGCAGCAGCATCCGGCTCAGACATTGACGGGTCAGTCAGAGCCACCTTGCGTCCGTCAGCATAGTAAGTGCTGCCGTAGCCTATCGTAGGGACACCGGCAGGGCACAAATATGGCTTAGACCTGTAGCCCTCAAATTGCTTGCACAGCGCGGCGGCTATGTCTAGTTTCATAGCCCACGCTTAGACAATGTACGGTCAAGGAACCAGTAATTAAGCGTGCCAGATACCAGCGCGGAAAAGTCAGGGGTCATGATTAGCTTAAACACATCCGCAGGCGGCGCGCTCACCGTCAACGCAAACCAAATATGCGCGAAGCTCCACAACACTAAAATCCAGTAGGTCGCCACAGGCCGCACAGAAGCGGACAGGCTTGCAGCCCAGCCGCCAGCAACTTTAACCATTTCGGTTTGTTGTTCAATGGCGCTGTTGAATGCATCCATAACTCCAGCGTCTACCGCAGCGCCATGCTGTGCCCCGATTTCTGCTAGTTTTTGATTACCGCGCAGGGTTTCAAGCTGGCACTGCTGGGTAAACATTTGCAGTTCATGCGTGCGCTCGTTTTTCTTGTCAAGCCATTTAAGGACTTCTGGAGCAAGCCGGAATAAGCCTCCAAGCAGGGAGCCAAAGATACCGCCGCCGAGTAATTCAATCATATTAACGTACCTCAATTGTGCCGGTTAATTTACTGCGAAGCATCATAATTTCTAACTGTTGTTCTACCCGTTTCATTGTTTCCAATAATTCAGACCTACTAACCGATTGCAATTGCAGTTCTTTTAACCCAACTTTTAACAGTTGGATTTCTCGTTCTTGAACCGAAACCGATATAGACAAATCATTTACATTTTTCCAAATTAGCGCCGAAGCAGAGCCTACCGCTACCGCCATTGCTACAAATAAAGGCGGCAAAATTTTTTCTACAAACCAAGTCCAAGGGTTTATTTTTTCTGCCATGATTGCACCAATAATATTTCTGGCGTAATTTTTTGCTCTGGCAAATTGCCTGTTAAAGCAAACCAAGCCCATTCGTAACAGTACAGCCAATTTTTATCCCCTAATTTAAACGGGAACAAAAACGACAACAAGCCAAGCCAGTCATATTTTTCTGTTTTAACCAGATCAAAACGCTCATAAATAATTGTTTCAGAAACATCTATTTCAAATAAATCAAATTCATCAATATTAAATTCTGACCAATGCAAATTGTTTTGAAAAGTTGAATGACACAAACGCCCACCAACAACAATACCGCAATGCGGGTAAATGGTTTTTAATCTCCATCGTGTGTATTTTGAAAATAAACCTTTTAAAAAGCCTTGGCTATCTGTTTTTCGCAATGCAAGGTATACCATATTCATCCTTATGAATTTAGCAACCCCGCTGACATTGCTTGCGCTTTAGTCCGGTGGCTTTGCGTCCTTGGCTTTCGCCTAAGTATGCCAGTGATTAAATTTTATCTGCCTTATTATCTAAACGGTCAAAAATCTTGCTTAGCATCTCTTTAATCTCACGCATATCGTCTTTGTAATCTTGACGGGCAACGTAAATTGTTGGCAGCTTGGACAAGTCGTTTTTAAGGTCTTGCACCGCTGTCCACAACTCACGCGCAAACCATCCTGCTACACCCATGCAGCCGCCAAGAATGAGATTGATGGTTTGCTGTTCCATTAGAGGCCTTCGCCCTGCACAATGTAGACAGTAGCCGATGACGATGCAAGACCGCTGAAATACGATGTACGTGCAAAGCGCAGAATTGCTGTTGTATTTGCTAGTAGCACAATCGCTGGACTTGGGTCTCCTGCGGTTGGCGCAACAGCGTTTGCCGTAGCCAATGCCGCAGTCGTTCCAACGCCAAGAAACACTGTTAATGCGCTTGCATTAGTGATTCTGTACTGACCCGTACCCTGTGCGTCTAACCGACCGCTAACAAGCGCCTGAACGCCAGTAGGTGCACTAGTTGTCGCAGCAACTACTACGGTCTCGCCAAGAGGTGCAAATGCAATTTGTGAATTAGTAGACATAATTTTTTCCTTAAAAAAATTTTTAGCATTATGCTGGAATTTTTACCATCCCGCCAAATCGGTATATTTTTGGCCGTCTGCACCGCAAGCGGCAAGAAATTCTTTTTTTTGATCCGCGCTGTAATTTTGGCACTTTACGCGCTTTAGTTCCGTTTCCGTTTTTTCTAGCCATGTAGCCTCTAAAGTGTTAGATTTAATGTCGTGGCATATTGCGGCTAAATAAATCATGCTGTTGCCCCTTTGATGATTGCAAATGAAAGTGTTACTGCTTCAGATAACGAACCAACAGATATATTTGTTACTCGGATATATGCACCTCCAGCACCTACAAAAGTAACTTCAGCCGTATAACCTTGCGAATTAGCACCATAGTTAGGTTGCACTATTATTGAATCTGCGGCTGCAAGCAATGAGTTGCTTAAAAGAAAAATAACGCTAGTAGCTGGTAACAAAGCTGCGTTGTTCATCGTAATCTGACCAGTAGGCTTATTCAACGTTACGCCAGTTGATTTGCTTGTTGCTTGCGTAACCGTACCACCTGAGCCTGTACCGTAGCCAAGACCAGCAGCGGCAGAAATAGTAAGACCACCCGAGGTTGGTTGTCTAGTATTTTCAAAACCACCAACATAAGTTGTTATTGGTAAATACGCGCCAGCACCGCGAATGCCAGCGGTAATGCGTGACTCTGTTCCTGCACTAGCAACATTATTCGTAAATTGTAGGGTTGTACCGTTTACAACAGTGCTATCACCCTCCAAAGATAAAGCGGAAGAACTTGAACTTCCGTTTGGAATAACTGTAAGAACTGTTACAGAATTAGCGGTGCTTGTTTGAAAAGCCACACGATTTGCTATTGTGCCGTTATTAAAATCACCAGTAATACGTTGTGCGGTAGAACTAAACGTTAAATTACCCGATGAAATAGTAGCCGCAGACATACTTACTGAACGTCCAGCCGTTAAATCGGAAACCGCTACTTTTACTGTGGCACTTGACTGCACAATCGGCAAAACTTCCGTCCCCGCCAAAGGCGTGGTAGAAGAAGTTAAAGCCGATATTTTGGTATTAGCCATTATAAAAATTACTCAACTAGCCTAGCGCAAAAATAATTGTAATTTCCGTCATTAACAGTGGTTAACGTTCCAGTTCCAGAAACTCTAGTAATTACAAGCGTTACTGTCGCACTTGCGGCTAGTTCCAACACTCCGCTATTTGATATAGAGTTTAAATCAGCAATCATTTTATAGCTTACTGATAACACTTGTCCCGAACTTGCAGTTAACACAAAAGAAAAACGATCTCCAGCAGTGCCGCTAGCATCGTGAAGTATTGCAAAATCAAAAGCATACCTCCCTGCTTGCGGCGCGGTAAATGTATCTACAGAAAAATTTGACCCTTTGTCAAACGATGTTGTTGCAAAATTTTGTGTTAACGGAGTAGTTCCAGAAGTGGTTTGGGACGCATTTTTGCGGACAAGAAGCGCGGTTCTAGTTGTACCACCGCTTGCTTTATCCCAATAATTTCCAACTGAATATAGCTTTGTAGCGGCAATAGTGTCGGACACAGAGCTAACTGTTGAATATGATTGGTTTCCTACGGATACACAAAAATTATACGCAGCAGTTATAGCTGATTGGCATTGGCCTATTGTGTTCCCGACTAAAGTTAGCACGGAACAAGAACCTAATACGCCAGTTGAAAAGTTGTTTGACGAAACAATTTGATTGCCGACTACAACAAAAGATGTATTAGCCCCGCTAACGTTTAGCGCGGCATAAGTACCGGATGATTTAAATGCTGCCCAATTTACAAACGAATTAGAAGAAAATGTTAAGCTACGACCCGCAGTGCCGCTTACAATAACATGATCTTCCGTAGTTGTTGAAAACGTATTTCCGCTAAAAGTTAATGTTTCAGTTACTAAACTTCCAGATGTAGTTATTCGTACTGCGTTACCTTGAAGCGCGGTATTTTGGCTGTTAAACGCTACGAACGAATTCCCTGTTATTTGAACTCCGCTTATATTTCCCGTACCAAGCGCGTTAATTGGGTAGCGAACTTGGTCAAACAAATTGCTATTTATGTTAATTAATTGACATACGTTTGTTGTAGGAAAATAAAGGCCGTACAAATATCCATAAATTAAATTATCGCAAAATTCAAAGCCATCAGTATAAGGAATAACTAGTACTGACCCATTTGCCCTAGTAAATCCACGGCAACCGGCTTCAGTTGCTGGCAACCAATGCCCAAAGGTAAAAGAATTACCTAATATTTTTATAATTTCTACGTTTCGAGAAATTTCAAAACACGTAAGAATTGCATATATTGTGTTATTTGTAACCCAAACATGACCAACATCACCGTTGGCGCTAGTCATATTTATAAAACGATATGCGTTGTATACAACATTGTTTTGAATATATACGAATTGAACCGGCCCGTTACTAAAGTCAAAATCTAGCGTTGGTGGGTAAACCGTAGGTGTTGCGCTATCGGTTTGATTTGGGTAATAAAATCCAAGACCATCTAATGTTACGCCACGGCGTATACGAAAAGCACTATTTGCTGTTCCTGTAAATCTAAGTACCGCGCCTTGGTCAATAACTGTTGATGCACCATCAAGTACCATTTCTCCAGTTAAAGTAATATCTTCCAACGTTATAGAACCACCATCCGTATTAATAAGATATTGGCCTTTTGGAAAATATAGATTTTTACCGCGACAAGCAGCAACAGCCGCCGCAATTGCGGCTCGGTCATCAGTTAATCCATTACCTGTTGCGCCGAAGTCCATTACGCTTACTGTTTCGCGCAATTTGGCTTGAACGGTAGTTGGTACAGCACCAGTGCCAGCAGGGTCATAAATTATTCCCGAGGCGTTTGGACTGATACCAGTACCGTCTGGAAAGTTGTAAACCATCGTGCCTTTGCTGTCCTGCACCAAGATGCTGAAGTTCACACCGTCAACGTAGACCTGAGCCGGTGTTCCAGCGCGTGAGATAAAGCCATTGAGTGTGCGTAATGGTTGCACTGCTGGAATGGTCAGCGCAGCGTCATAGAAGGTCGCTACAGGGTTTGTTTGAGGGTTTAGGTTAGCAGTACCAATCCAGACATAACCATTATCCAGAGGCTGTCCATCACGGTCTTGAAAGACTGGGAATGGGACTTGAATCGAGAGTGCGGACATTTATTGGTTCTCCTGGTCGAATTGGCGCTCGGCTTGGGTTGCTGCCTGCAACCATTGAATTCTTGCATCCAACGCTTTCGGCAGTTTAACTGCGTCTGCAAAATTCTGAAAGGATTGTGACATGGCTGCTTGACGGATACTAGCTTCGCTTGGTGTTCCCTTGGTCGCAGCTTCAATTGCAAGTTTTTGGAATCCTTCATCAGCAAAAAGTTTCCCTGCTGCTTTTAGTGAATCCTTGTTTCCTTGGGTCATAGCTCCGGTGATTATTGATGTTGCTGCGGCTGCAATAGGGCCACCCATTGCCGCTGCGCCAGTTAATGCGCCCTTGGACAGTGTGCTTTCCATAACTTTACCAATTAGGCTTTCGGCCTGCATACCTTGCAGCAATGCTTGATTTGCCTTGCCGGTGGTCAGCACATTTGCCCTTGCCTCTGTAACGCGCTTAGAAACCACATACAGGTCGCGCAGCACATCCGCAGACTCTTTACCAAGCGTGTCCACAATGGTTTTATAAACTGGTGGATTGGCACGAAGTTGTGGATAAATGGTTGCAAACTCAGAGAATCCGAATCCACCCTTTTCAGCGCCTCTAGCAGAGCGCGTGACGGATGCCAGTGCAGTGGCTATTGTTTCTTTACGCAAATCCTCTGGGACAGTCTTTAACAGGCGATTGAACTCGCCAGCATCGCCCTTGGCCGCACCTGTAATGGCTGTGCGCATCTTATTGGCTACGCTGCCCTCGATGTCCTGACCAAACGCATTCACAATGCGATTACCTAATGCACGCTCTTTGGCGTAAAGAAGGTTAGCTGCACGCAACTGTTGGCGTAGTTCCTCGCCGCCAATGTTTCCTACGTTTGTAAGTTGGTCATCAGCCAATGCTGCATAAAGGCGTTTTAAGTCGCCTTCAGCCATGCTGCTATATGGAGACTCTACCTTATTAATGGCATTTCCAATTAATGATTTTTCGCGCTTAAGTAGTCCATATGTAACATCTCCGCGCTCAATCATTTTTACCAATTTTTTCTCGGCTGCGGACATACCTTCTTCAGTGACTTCTGCCTTGATAGCATCAAGCGTTGCTTTTAGCTTTGGCAGATCAACAACGGATGTTTTTGGCACTACTGCGTCAACATCATCGTAAACTTTGCCTGCCGCCGTATTTAGGTCTGAACGTGTCTTTGTCAGCGAGTCTTTAATCTTTTGCGATACTACGCCTGGTGCAACTGCACCTTCAACAAAGGTTGCATCGAATTGCTTAATTACATCATCTGCCTTATCCACTGCCTGAGTGACGGTGTTACGCCATGCGGCTTCAGGTTCACCACCAGCAACAGAACGTGTTAGGCCAGCGGCTGCGCGGACTTGTGGATTGTCGCTAAAGACATCAGCAGGCAATTGAATGCCTAGCCGGTCTGCTGCTTCTTTGGCCGCTATATTTACTTGAGCAAGATCGGCCAGCCGGTCACGTGCGCCAGCCGAGCCAAAGCCTGTGCCTGCTGCTTGCTTTACCAGCTTTCCAACTTCCTCTTCGGCCACCGCAGTAACTGGTGGAACAACTGGTGCTGCCGGTACTACTGGAATCTCTGGTGCAACCTCTGGCATTGCCATTGTAGGAGGTGCTTCAGGGGCCATTGCTGTGCCCATAGATGCGCCTGGCGCTGATGGTGGCGTTGGTGCGCGTCCTGGGCCTGTCATGCGTTTGACTGCTTGGACAGCCGGAGGGACTACGCGCTGCAAAATCTGTCCTGCTGGGCCTGTAGCTGCCGCCAGTGCAACTTCTTTAGCGTTGAATTCACCACCAGTTGCGGCTTGGCTTGCTTCAATGACTGCCTGCGTTGCGCCTGCACCGGCTATAGCTCCAGGAATCGTAACTGCTCGGCCTGCCGGTGTAAATGCCGCAAGTGCTGAACCAACGCGAGGAATATCGCCAAACGTTAATCCTGGTGTTATTGCATACTCTTTTTGGTCAAGGGACGAACGCATTAGGTAATTACCTTTTGCGTCCTTACGAACTTGAACGCCAGGGAAGTTAGCCTGCAAAACTTGTACCGTTTCCTCGGGGGCGCTCATCAGCGTGCCGAGTGCGGTTTTAAAACCGGCCACGCTCAATTGATTGAGTTCTGGCATATTTACCCATTCCGGCAGGGCTTGAGTCTCTGGTGTTGCGCGTTGTCGGCCAGTTACTTGTTCTGCCAGTCCTTCGAAAAATCCCATAGGCTTTCGCTGTGATGCCGCCCATTGTTCAGGCGACATGGGGGCCGCAGTCGCAGGCACTGCTTGCGTAGCCTGCTTAGTCTGGGATGCCAGCCATTCTTCCGGACTCATTGCACCCCCATAGATTGTTTGTATGCGCCCCACTGAGCATCGGTGAAGTTTGCAGGACGATTGAAAGTCTGACCGTTAACTATCACACTATTTGGTGACGGAACTGGAGGATTTACTACGCCACGACCACCACCACCAGTTACCTCTGGGCCAAAGACATTTTCAGGATTAAGTTTGTAGTTCTTAACTACCACGCCAAGTGCTTTCTTATCTTCGCCTGCTTTCTTTTGTGCAGACTCAAGATATTGTTTTGCCAGATTTACATACTCTTGGCGCTGTTTTGAATCAAGCGCAAAGAGTTGACCGCTTTGCAGTTTTTGTGATTCATTAAGCAGCCTTTGGTAAAGACCAGCAGTGTCTCGTCCTGTTGCAAATTCTGTCTCACGCACCACTGAGCCTGGGTCAAGCATTTTTTGGAATCCAGTGATTAGTGCAATGTCACCTGGGCCATTTTTAGCCTCGGATGATGACTTAATGTTTTGATAGGTTGTACCTAATTCACCATATACCTTAGTTCTTGCTTGAAATTCTTTACGCAGTTTTTCTTCTTGGTCAAATGCTTTGGCTGGGTCAATTCCACCAGAGGCTTTAAACGCTTCTAATTCAAGTACCGCTTTTTTGGTCTCAATACCAAGTTTTCTAGTTTGAGCCAATGCTGAACCAGTTTGAGCATTTGTTAATCCAAGGTCAGCGGCTTTCTTTTTAAGGTCTGCAAGTGTGATCTCCTCTGCGTACTTTGCTGCAACTGCTTCTTTTACGGCTTGCGCGGCTTTTAAATCTGCGTCAGCTTTTGCCATAGCTGGTGCATTTGTAGCGGTGGCCTGTGCTGCAATAGCATCTGCAACGGCTTTATCAGCATCTGCAACAGACTTTGCTAATTCTGATGGCGCTTTTGCCTCTGCTCTAATTGTTGCAAGTGCTTTATCTGCTGCCTCAAGATACCCTGCCCCACCAGGCAATCTAGCCATGTAAAGACCAACGGTTGCTTGTGCCATTGTTGGATTTAGCTCAATCGCTTGGGCAGATGCTTCTGCTGCTTTGGCTTCATTTTCACGACCGCTATTGCGAAAAGCTGCGGCTTGGTCTGTCAGCATTTGCATTGCAATATTGGGTTGTCCTGACTTGATGGCAGAATAAACTTGCGCACCCATTCGCAAATCATTATCTTGTTGCTCTTTGGTTTTTCTTTCAAAACCTCCAGTCACAATTGCTGCTTGTTCTTTTGGCAAAAACGCAACTACACGCTCATAATCTGCACTTGTTGCATTTGGGTTTTTAAACAGGTCTGCAAGTTCGGTCTGCCGTCGTTGTGCCTGCTGTGCTGCTTGAATCTCAAGGTCACGCTTTTGCTGTTGCGCTTGTATTTCTGCTCCAGCAGCGCCAATCTTAAAGCCGCCAAGTGCCGCCTCAAACGGGCTTTGCACATCAACTGAATAATTGATTGGGCCTTGGAATGGGTTAATGGTTGCCATGTTTTATCCAATCAAAAGCCAAAGCCTGGAGTTCTTCCTGCGCCTATTTGCGCACCGATAAACTGTGCAGGGAGGTTAAACAGTTGACCATAGGCTTTAGCCTCACCAAGTTGACCGCCTGCACTAGCCGCGCCTTGTTGGGATAGTAGATTACCAATGTTAGTTCCAGTTGCCATTCCTGCCTCGCCAACACCGGCAGCAGAACGTTGACCTAATTGCGTCATTCCACCCAAACGGCCATATTGCTGCTCAATGAGGCTAGACAGTAACTGTGGCCGAAATTGGGCTAGTGCGCCTTGAATATTCCCACCACGCAGGCCACCAGTGGCCGATGCACGCTGGAGTAATGCTTCCTCGCCTTGTCCGGCAAGTGCTTGGAATGTCTCACCACCACGAATTCGCTCGATAGCCGCAGCCTCTGCCTCTGGCCCTCGTAGGCCCAAGAATGCTTGCTGTGCTTCTAGTGCTGGAACACCGGCCTCCGTATAAGGCTTGAGCAAGGCTTGCATGGCATCAAACTGCCTGCGCTGTTCTTCGATTCCAGCTTGCGCGGCTGCGCCTTGCGTTTCGGCTGCACTTCCTGCGGCACTGGCTTGCATTGAACTGCCGATAAGTTGGCTTCCACCAACTACTAGGGCTGTGACTGGATCAGGCATTGCCAAACTCCTTCATGTAATCTTCAAATTTCTCGCCATATAACTCCATGACCAAGTGAGCATTTTTTGCAGCAAAGCCTGGCCCATGCGTGAGCGATACGGCCATCAAAATCAGGTCGTAATAGCCTGCACGCCAAACGAATGACCTAGCATCAGCTTGGCCTGCACGCTCTGCTTGGTCTGAGGCTTGCCACTTCATGATTGCTGTTGCTAGCAAAGGCACTAAATGGTGACTATTGGTTATAAAGAACTGGTTTTGGTGGATGCCCACCAGTGTGTTCCAGATAGTCGCATTCAGGTCTTTGCGCTCTATCGTATCGCCATCGGCAATATCGTCAAACACCTGAATGGCATCGTAAACCATAACAAGCCATTCCACGACTGGCGCAGGCAGCATAAAAACCCTTTGCAGGTTTTCTTTGAGCCAATCAGTCATGCACAACTCCTTAATGGGGAAGGCCGCTGGATGCCGTAACTCAGCGGGTTAATTTTCGCACATTTTGGCATTTCGTCAATCCATCTCAGATTCGCGCTCTTCCCACGCCTGACAAACCCGCATATCGTTGCATATAAAGTTTAGCTTTTCGCAATGACCCCTAAAGCCTGCGCCCTTGTCGTAGGTCGCCAGCGGGATGCGCTCAATCCTGACTTGCGTCATAAAGCTGTTGTCGTAATACTCGCAGTTTGAGCAATGCTTGCGCCTTGCGTCTTTCTCATCGCACTGCATAGCCTCGGCCAGCCCCACGTAAAACTCTTTGTTTGCGCCTGGCTCATTGGTAGGCACTTCAGGGCCGTAGTTCCAATCCTGCACCGCAATGGCGTAATTCTTTTTGTTTTCTGCTGTAGTAACGAATCCCTCATCCATCGGCAGGCCCATAAATCCTTTGGGCATCATCATAAATTCTTTCATTTTCTACTCCTAAGTTATTTCACGGCCACTGGCACGGATGGTTAAAGATGTTGCTGCACTCGCAATGGTTGAGATAAAACCACTTGGCTCAAGTGCTTGGCCTACCAGTTCTGGGAAAGTGTAAGTTTCATCAGGTGCAATGCTGCGGGTATCCACAATCAAGTTTGATGCCCCTGCTGTGCCGCCACTGGTCACCAGGTTGACGCTAATAGTTACGTTGCCCGCCGTTGTATTGGTAGCCGTAAACTTGTCAATAATGGTCTTGCAGTTAGTCGCCGTGTATTGCGTGGTCTGCGCACCTTCAGCTTGTTTAGCTGGAATAAGAACTTTTACTGAGACTGTCATTTTTTACTCCAAAAGAAGGATGTTATTTGGCACATATTGTGTTATCAGCCAATTAGAACCGTCTGACACAAGTGTCGCAGAATCCCCTGAACTTGCCAACAAAATAGAAGTGGCTGCCGCACCACCAGTTAAAGGCACAACATTTGATGATGCTGAAACAACAGTTTGAGCTTGATAATTTTGAAACCGCAAAACCCGACCTGTCCAGCTTGAAGCGGTGGGTAAAGTCACTGTGCAGGTCGAGCCAGTCTTGTTGTTAATCAGCCAAACCTCACCATTGGCAACGGTGAAATTAGCAGTCTTGGTGACCGGCGCAGATGGAGCAAAGTAGTCGGTGTTTACAACCGCCGCTGAAATAGCCGTGCCATTGCCTTTGAGAACACCAGTAATGCTAGTCGTTAGGGTAATTGCTGGGGTGGTTGTGGCGGTTGCTACCGTACCGGCAAAGCCGTTGGCAGTCACTACCGACACACTAGTGACCGTGCCAGTTGTGGGCGTTGTCCAAGTAGGCGTTGCGCCAGTTCCCGCCGATGTTAAAACTTGCCCTACTGTACCTTGGCTGCCGTCAAAACTTGTTGTTCCAGTTACGCTTAAGTCAACAAAACTACCATTTTTGGGTGTTGTTGCGCCTATTGTTATGTTGTCCATTTCACCAACAAAAGTAGGCGCAATTTCAACTGAATTAACACCTGTAGGTTTTATATGGACATGACCAGTTCCAGTAGGGCTAAGGTCTATTTGTGCGTTTGCCCCATTTAAATTGGTAGAAACATTGATGGACATATTGTCGCCGCCGCCAGCACCAACACTCATTTGTGTTGTGCCTGACGCATTTTTAAGCGATAAACCAGCAGAGTTTGCTGCTTGAACTATAGGCGTAGTAACGCTAGTAGAAGCCGAAAATGTTGTAAAGCCTGTAGCCGCACCAGTGTCATCAATGGTGGTAACAGAGTTTTGGATTAGCTTGCCTGTAGTGCCATCAAAGCGCGCAATGGCGTTATCTGTAGCACTGGCAGGCCCAACAACATTACCGTAAGATAACGCAGGAATATCTGCTGTTGTTAAAGCCCTAAAAGTTGGTGCAGCCGCAGCCCCGCTGGATGGGCCAGCAAAAATAGAGTTAACTGCTTGAGTAGTCAAAGTGCCGGCAAGAGTTCCACTAGTCGTAACTGGCGAATTGGTGACCGCTATGATTGAGGGTAACGATAACCCGACACTGGTAACCGTGCCACCAGTTGCAGCGGGTTGTTGAATTAAAAAATCTACTGCTTGGGCTAATCTAGGTATTGAATCTAAGGCCTGTTGCACCTTGGCATTCAGCACAGCATCATCAACGGCTGTATCTTGTGCCAGCGCACTAATCTGCGCTAATGCCTCGTTTGCGGTAGCTGCGGCATTGTCTGCCTGATATTCAAAGTCGGTTCCTACAATTACTTGTAGTTGGTCAACCGTTGAAAACAATAATTCAAACTGCCGAATTTGTTGCTGGTCGGTAAGAAAATTCGCAAGTTGATCTCGCGTCAGATTCAGTCGTCGGGATTGTGGTGCGGTTGCCATCAGTACGCCAGTGGCTCAATTTGAGCCTCAAGTCTGATAAAGGACACATGAGCATCACTGTCGCCACGGAAACGCTGGATGCGCCAGTTCATCATGTGACCTTGCTGGAACCAGGCCAGGCGCTTGTTGCTGCCGGTAGTCCCCACGCTTATGCTGCGGTCTTGGCTGTAAGTCTTCCCGTCAACGCTATAGCTAGTGCTTATCTGCGGATTCTTGCCAATGGCAATGCTACCAGTCAGGCTGACTAACTCTAAGCGGTTAAATATCGCGCCGTTGCTCTCGTTATAGACAATGAGCGTTCCAAACTCCCAACGCACTTGCTGGCCCCAATGGTGGCCGGTGTCCTGCACTAGATAACCGATATTGCTTGATTGAGGGTCGCCCACCATCCACTTGTCGTAAGCCCACACCATGTTTTGTGCGCGGTACTGAGCAAATCCAGACAGTGTGCTTACCAGAATAAACCAGACAGGGGTTTGCAAAGCCTCGGATGCGGCTGCGTCATAAACTAATGTCTGGTCAGGCAGATGCACATAAAGATGTTGGTGCGCCTTGTCGTTTCTGGCCTCCAGCTTGACCAAGGCTAATTGTGCTTCGCTGTACTGCAAAAGGATATTGTCAATCTCTTGCGTGCTGACTTTTTGCGTGGTGGCCGCTGCGCCTATGTAAATTCCAGGCGCTTCATTACGACCACTGCCTAAAAATGCTATGCGCTCAATAAAGACGCAGCATCCTTGTGTGCCGATAACGCCCTTTTGTAGTTGCGCTCCGTCAATCCTTGCGAACGGAAACAAATCGCCTCCAATATTGTCAAACACCTCGACTGTGTTCCTGTTTAGCGCATAGACCTCGTTTCGCAGCTTTAGCAAAGCCACCACGGGGTCAGGGTCAACCTCTGAGCTTCCGTACTTAAAGGGGTTTACGGCCATCGGGTCTGTCAAGTCTGCAACAACTAAAGACTCACCATCGGTGGTCATAAAGAAACCATCTACCCACACCACATCAAGCACTAACCCAAGGTCAGGGTCGGTAACTTGCCTCAGAATTGGTGCTGTTGGATTCCATACCAATGTTGCTACTGTATTGACTGGAATCCAGTAATACAAACGACCACCGGAGGCAATTGCTAACACATCAAAGCTGTAATCAAATGTAACTAATTCTGTCGTAGGCCCACCAACATCGCCCAAAATTGTTACAGTGCCTGCGCTGTCAATCTCGACAAGTTTTGTACCCATCACCCGATACAAGCTGCCTTGCCAATTAATGCCGCCACGGTCAATGCCTGGGCCTGTGCCGTTCGCAACAATCCCATCACCAGGTCGCAGAAAGCCATTGCTGATGCCTGATTGTTTTGGCACAGGCACGAAGTTCACCGGATACGATGTCCGCAGTTCTGGAGTGTTATCGGCGTAAATACCGTTAAGGATAGGTATTTGCATTACTTCGCCTTATTCCGCGCAGATATTTTCTTTGCCTTGGCTTGCGCGTCCGCTTTCGAGGATGCGCCCCAAGCCCTCAAACTTAGCAGCAGGCGGGTTGGTTCACCGTCTTTGTATTCAGGACCAGGATTGCCACCCATACGGGCTAGAAACGATGCTCTACGGGGGTTGTCACCAGACTTGACTGGAGGCTTCAGATTCATGCCTTCGGCCTTTGCCGCAGCACGACCTTTAGCATTTAAACCACCTTTGGGATTCTGGCCTTCCTTGCGTGCGTAGGCTGGAGTTTTCATCTAAACCCCTTGATCTTTTCGGCAACCTTCTTGGGCTGCTTTGCAAATTGTTGGCCCTTGGCGGTGGCCTCACGCTTGGCCTTTGTGGTCGCCGCATATTCAGCCGATGACAAGGCTTTGATGGCCTTCTCTGGCAGATAGCGTTCTCCTGTCTCAGACGATGGCTTGCCTGACTTGGTGCGCCACTTCTGAGCGCCCCAATCTTTCAGGCTTTTTTGCGGGGCTTTCATTTGTAGCCTCCACCCTTTTTCTTGTACTCTACCGCAAGCAGTTGTGCTTTTCGGGCTGACCATTCGCCTGGGTCGCCGCCCTTTGTCCCTGCTTTGATTTTCTCAAACAGGGCTTTCCGCATGGTTGGCTTCGTATAGTTGCCAGCCGCATTGACTGTGGACTTGGTAGCCATTACGCACTCACAGCCTTAATCACTGCAAAAGCAATAACAATGGCTTCAGATAGCGAACCCAAGGAAATATTACGCACGTTAATGCTTGCTGACCCTGCGGCTGACTGAGCATTAAGCAAGTAAGAACCAGCAGTGCCGCCACTGATATGGTTCATTAGCAAAATGTCGCCAGCTTCAATGACTGTGTTCGTTAAAGTGAAACTAACGGTAGTCGAGGCAGCTAATGCAGCAGCAGCCAATGTAATTTGACCAGTGGATTTGCTTAAGGTTACTGCGGTTGTTTTATCAGTAAGTTGCGTTACAACACCGCCTGAACCAGTCGCATATCCCTGCTTACCAGTGCCGCTGATAACTTGATTGCCAGTGGTTGATAGGCTTGTTCCTGTAGCTGCACCGATAACTGGTGTTACTAATGTAGGACTTGTGAATGTTCCTGTGGTTACTGTAGGATTTGTGATTGTTGGAGTTGTCAGGGTTGGGCTAGTTGCAAATACCAATACACCAGTTCCGGTCTCATCGGTCATTGCAGTCCGTAGATTTGCGCTCGATGGGGTTGTCAACCACGACTGAATCCCTGCCGCATAAACGGTCGTTAAATTTATGTTGTACCAACTATTTGTAGGCTGATAGAACCTAATTGCTATTCCAGTTCCTGCCCCAAGTGTGCTTACAGCCCCATAAATAGCAGATGCACCATTTATAGCAATAGTCAGTGAAGTAATCTCTTGTGTGCTGGTAATCAGTACCGTAGTTCCATCAGGAACGCCAGTATTCAATGGCAGTGTAATCGTACCAGTTGCAAGCGTGCCAGCGGGTTGCAATAACATCCATTGGTCATTGCTCACCGGAGTCGGTACAGTAATGTTAAAGCCGTTGCCAGGCACAAAGAGATTCACCGACAACGTTGGCGATGCAAAACTCTGCTGAAAAAACGTCAGCAAACTACCGATAGATGTGCGCCGTGCATCCCCGTTGTTCGGCGAATAAACAGGTAATTGGTCTCCACTGGAGATAACGTTTAGGACGGGCAGTTGATTGATCGTAGGCATGATTGTCCTTAGTAATATTCAAGAGGCCCGTCAGGGCCAGCATTAACAGGGTTGGCCGGTGGTCGGACAAATGGGTTGTCGTAGACGCGCCAGGGCTTGTTACCAGCACCCGATGGGGTTGTTGCTGGTAGTTGTTTCTCAAGCGGGAATGTGGCCCTTTGCAGCAAGATGTCGTAACCCTGCTTTGCAGTGGTCTTGGTTTCAATCATTACTTGCTTACCAAAACTCGGAGCTAGTCTGATTCCTAGACTGCAAATGATTGCTTCATAGGCCGAATCAGGAACGTTAGTTTCTTCGTCTAGGTCGCTGTCCTGGGGGCTGGATGGCAAAGGGTAACCCAAGCGGATGCCCTTGGCATTCCAGTCGGCCATCATTGCATCTAAGCGGCGCAGGGCTGATTGCAATTGCTCTGGGCCGAGGTCGAACACATAAGAAGCAAGCCCTATTTCTTCAAAGGCTGCGCTTATGAATTGTCGTTTGGTGTAGCCCATTGCATTTCCTCAATGTGTTTTAGCAGTGTCGCATCTGACCAGCGTTTATCAACCTTTAGCCCAATGGCCTCGGCCTGTTGCAGCATCTCTTCACGGGTTGCTGGACTTTCGTCTACAGGGATTTCGAAAACTTCAACAACTTCAACAACTTCAGAAACTTTTACAACTTCAACAATGCGCCTGCCAATTGGCGATGGGCGCACTTGCTTGCTTGCTTTGCGCTCTACGGCCTGTGACTTTTTAAGTTTGCGCTTTTGCAGCCGCAACTCTTTCCACGGGGCAAGAGCCTTGGTCTTGATGATTGCGGCAGACTTAATCATTT